AGCAAATGATTTTCTTGCAGCCTTGTCATTCAACTTAACTTTAAGTCCAGTTGTATCACCCCAAGAAACTTTAATTACATTACCCTTGTCATTCTTTACATAAACGTAATACTTCTTAGAACCGCCCGACTTAGGTTTATTTAGTTCAACCTCAGTCCCTTGGTAGTCAGCTTCCATCATTGGGCAATCTAAAGCAACATTTTCGCCTTCATAGATTGCATACTTACCAATATCGCCTTCCATTAAATCTTTGTTGAACCCTGTAGGATTAAACTCACCAGACTTATACTCGACTCTTTTCTCTTGGAAGAACTCATAGTATTTCTCAGAACCTACACGATATACGTTTGATTCGATGAGACTAGCAGTCTCGCATTCTTGACAACAATCTTCTGTTCCACATTCAATATGTTCTTTGAATGATATTACTGGTTGGCCTGGCGTCATTTTCTGTCTTTCTGTTCTCTGGGCGTCTGTGCCGATTTCACGAGAATCTTCTACTGTTTCTTCTCCACGAACCTGTTGTGCAAGGTCTTTGTCCGCCTTACCCCAAGTACCAGATGACTTTGTTACGAATGAGTTAACTCTAGCAAATGCCCACTGTTGTGGTGTAGTGCCAGGGCGGTGTCCTGTCTTCCATGCAGCCATACCTCTGTCGTATACTTTCTTTAGAATACCATAGGGCATACCAGACTTATCTGCTTTTGTAATAAGTCCTTCAATCTTTTCATCTAATAAGATAAGTTCAACCTCAGGCGGGTAATCATATCCCTCTTTAGCAACACAGTTCGGCACCATCTTGCCGCCCTTCTTTTTCATACCAACTTGTTTGTGAGTATCCCAACATGGGTCTTCCTCACCAAACATATCTTTAAATTTCTTAGTGTGCTTGGATGGTTTAGTGTCTGCATCCTTATCGCCTGGCGCAGGCCCATCTTTTGACTTTGCAAAGTGTGCTGCACGTTTCTTCTTGGTTGCAACAGACATCTCATCACCATCAGCATCTTTTGCATAATACTTAGCGGGTTCAGAACCTTTTCTATCCTTAATGTCTTTGTCTTGTTTTACAACTTCATAAACACCATGTATTTTTTCGTATGTTCTAGCCAAAGTTCTTCCATCAATACCAGCGAATGATTTTGCAATCTGTGTTGCATAGTATACGGTGTCATGTGAAAGGTCGTTCTCTTTTCTCTTTCTGTCAATAACTGTCTTGAGAACTTCTGCCGCCTTCTCATATCCTTTTTTCTTTGTAGTCCTTGAAATAACCTGTTTAATAAGTTGTCCAGTAGACATCTCATCAAGTTCATACAACCACTTCTTGTGAGGCGTTCCATCTTCTTCTGCAAAGGTCACATAGTTTGTTCCTCTACGAATAATCTTACCACTCACACCACTGTATGATTCGGTAACAACATCTCCGATATTCAATATCTCGCCACGAATATACATATCTCGTGCAACATCTTCTTCAGTGAATGATTCTGTTCTTGAAACAAACGACTCACGAACACCCATGAAATTACGAACATCTTTAAATAGAGACATTCCTTGTCCAAATCCTTTGGGAAGTCCATTCTTGAAAGAATCGTAATCATCAGATATTGCTGCGGCTCTCATCTTAGATGCAGACATACCAGACACACCTTCTGAATCTGGGTCACGTTCACCAGCAGAGATGACTTGAATGTTTTCGAATTCGTAGTATCCGTGTCTACCTTCCATTTTGTTGTACTTCTTGAGCAACCCATCAAACTCTGCTACTCTATCAGAACCAACAACCATTACAACTGATTTGTGTCCTTTATTGTATAGAGATACTGCAACCTCAAATACCTGTCTTGCTTTATCCACAAAGATACTTCTAGCATGTTTCGGGAACATCTTCTTCATGTATGCGACTTTCTTCACATAGGGAAGAGGGTCTTTCTTTGCGTTTTCAGAATGAGATGCAAAGACGTAGTATGGTGCGCCATTCTTCTTTGCCTGTTTAGCAAGTGCGTCTAGTAACTTCCCATGTCCTGTGGTTGGTGGATTGAATCTACCAAAAGTAAATACAGCGGTATTATCTCCACGAGCTTCATTGATGTCTTTAAAACTTCTCATTCTTCTGTACCCAATCCCCTAGCCTTTTTTAGTCTTTCTAATTCTTTCAGTCTAAGGGAAACCAGTAGTTTCTTTGCAATCTTCTTAACTGCTGCACCCTTAGTCTTCATAATTCGATTGTCAAGATTCTGTCTCTGCATTAGAGATAGATTCGCATATTCACTTGGTTCCATACCAGCGAACTTCTTAATAATAACCTGTTTCGCCTGTTTGTTTGCACGTTGCTTTATCTTCGATTCAGGCGCCTTCTTTAATGCGTTCCTTGCCTTCTTCGCTTTGAATACAGATGACTTCGCCATCTTCTTCATTCGTAAACCCATCTTACGTCTAGATGCAACAGACAATGCTTTACGTTCAGTTAAGTCTGGTATGAGGGAATCAAATGTTATCATTTATCCCACGCCTTAATTGCAGTAAAGTTATTAAAACTAAACTCCATTCTATCCACTAGTTTAACTGCATCTCCTGATACTCTATCAATAGCAACATATCCTTCTGGATTAGTAACTTTAAAACCATTTGCAGTTTTAATGAATGTATCTGTCAATCCCTTAACACTATTTAGTTTACTTACAACACCCATCTTTGCATCAACCAAGTGTCCTTGGAATGCGATAATGTTTTCTAAATTCTTAGTATGTTTCTTTACTTCACGAAGATACTCAGTCTGGAGATTGGTATATTTCTCTTTACCTTTCTCACTCTTAACTTTGTCTATTTGTTTTTGGATTGCATCAAATACCCACTTCTCGTATCCTTTTGCATGTCCTTTAGGGTCAGTAATCTTTGCCCCTTGTCGAACTTTACTATTGTTGTATGTTTTTAATTGAGCGCCTGCAAGTGTACCTGTAAATACATCCTGTAGTTTTAAGAACTTGTTTAGTAGAGGTGCATTGATTCTCTTGAATGTAGAACCAGCAAGAGATAGAGATTTTGTAACCTTCTCAGTTTCAGATGCAGTCATTGTAGCCTTACCAGATACGTCCTTGTAAGTTGCATCGTCCATCCATACTGAGGAAGGTTTACTAAGTCCCTTAATATTTGCACCGAATGAGGCTTTCATTCCTTGCAAATCACTACCAGCATATGTTGTGTGCCATACGACACCGATCTTTGATGACTTGATTGTCTTACCCAAGTTTGAGTTGACATCTACTGCATATACAATGGTGTTTGGTTGGAAGGTGTAGTATCTCATACCTTCGATAGTTGTTGTCTCAACATCTTCAGAAGTGTACATTAAGTCACCCTGTAGAACGTCTTTGATGCCCAACTTAGAAAATTCTGAAAGAGCGACTTGGAACTTACTGTTTAATGAACCAGATAGTCCATCGTCATTAATCTCTTGAGAAGTCTTGTATAGTTTTGGGGTTGCATTAAATACCGACTTCTTTGCAACAAAGAACTTACCATCGGCAGGGTCGATACCAGCGAATATTGCTGGAGCTCCGTCCCACTTGACAGTCATATTTACAGATGACCTTGAAGCACCCGCCAACATATCTCTTAATGAACGAACAAAGTTAATTGCTGCTCTGCCTCCTGGCACTCCGAAATTTAAAATTTCGTCTTCGATATGTTCTAGATGAAGGTTTTTCCCACCTTTATCTTCAGTGAGATACCCAGAAAAATTTAACATTTAGCACCGTTTCCATTCATACAAAAATTATTACAATTCTATTTATAACGAAACGTACTTAGAACTTCATATCAGTGAACTTGTCATACCTTGCGTGTTGCCCTTTATCAAAGGCTGGAGTATCATCTTGTCCACTATCAACAATGTCGTGTTGCGCTTCTTGTTCACAATCATACAACTTCATTTTACTTCTGTCAATACCTACGACAAACCTTTTATTTGTACCCAAGTCATTGTAGCGATTCTTCAACTGTTTAATCATCAACTGATTGAGTCCTTCTAACTCTTCAGTAGAGATTAGTGCAAACATTAAGTCAGCAGTTGCAGGCAAACCAAATGATTCTGAAGTATCTTCTAGTCCAACATCAGAGTTTGCAAAACCACCACGAGTAGTCTGGGTTGCAGACATGATAGGTAGATTTGTTTCGACAGCAAGTCCACGAAGTTCTTCGGCAATTGCCTTAATGTAGAAGTAAGAACCTACACTTGCATTTCCCTTAAAACGAGAGGAACTACATATATTTAGGTAGTCAATAAATATGATATCTGGAGAGAAAGACTTCTTCAATGCCAGTTCTTTAATCAAACTACGGAAGTGTCCAGAGTGGGCAGATGCAGTTGGGTATTCTTTAATAACCAGTTTACCACTAGTCTTAGAATTAATCTTCTCAAGTTTAGATTCAAACATTGCCTTAGGAAGATTATGCAAATCATCCATTGAGATATTCATCAGGTTAGCATCAATACGTTCTGCAATGCGTTCTTCTGCCATCTCCATAGTAATGTATAATACATTCTTACCTTGCATCAGTGTTGATGCAGCCATGTGACACATGAACAACGATTTACCAACACCAGTACCAGCAAGGG